ATGGTTTGTCCAGAATATTCCCCGAATAATACACGATCCCCAACATTTAGGGACAATTTAATCCAATCGCCGTGATCAGTGCGAATACCAGGGCCAACAGCCACCACAGTACCCTGTGACAGCTTCTTTTCGGAGCTTGGAAAGACCAATAAACCCTCGTGTTTTTCGACTTCTTGCTCGATGTAAACACAGTCAAACATGGGTTTAATGTTCATTTTTTACCTTTCGGGGTTGATTTATGTGCAGAAGCACGTTTTGTCGCATACGCAATTGCCACGGCCTGCTTTTGGGGCTTACCGGCAGCAATTTCAGCCTTTACGTTCTTGCGGAACGCTTCTTTTGAAGTCGATTTAACGAGTGGCATTTTAGCTTCCCATCCATGATGTTGAGACCATACGTTGATCTGAATACATCCTACGCGGTGTTTTGTCAATACGCGACTCACGATGCGCCACAGGGTAGGCAAACGTCACGGCCAGCGCATCAGCGGAGTCCGGGGACGCAAGCCCCCGGGATTTCATCTCCTTTTTCCCCTCTAGCTGAATGGCACCAGAAGAATCAATCTTCATGGCTGGACCAGTCAAGTCAGATTTCAGCTGTCGATCGACTGGGATACTGGCTGACTTCAACCATTCTCTCATATCTCCCCACATTTCGGAACGTTTATTTTTATAAACTCTAGGGTTTGAGGACTTCCATCCAAAGTTGACGCCGCGCACCTTATAACGCTGCTCGTTAAGCCGGTCTAGGATGCCATAGCCAAGCCCACCCTCGTCGATCACGGTCAGCGTCGGCTTGTACTCCTCAATGGCATCAATCACCCGCCCTACCACCTCCATCGTATCCTCACCGCGATACCGCTTGATAGCGATCAGGTCACGCCCCTGGCGCACCACGATTACTGTTGAGTCGTTACCACCACGGGCAGGGTCAACCCCGATCACAATGGGTGCTGTAATGTCCTTATACTTCTCCCGCTTGAACGCAGCTTCAACCGTACTTGGCGAAATGAACTGGTCGTCACCGGCCGACGGGAACTCGCCATAGACCTCAACCCGTGCCTGAATCGAATCTTCTCCGTATTCATCGATGATCTGCTGGTAAATCTGCTTATCCGTACCCTCGACTGTACGCGAATCGATCTGGCGACCTCTCCAGAAGTCGCGTTTAGAGTTGAAGCACTCAAAGAAATACCCCGTGTTCCGACGAGGGTTGGAAAACGCCATCCAATAACGGTCAAGGATGTTCTCTGTAAAGAAACCAGCCGCAACCGACCAAATGCCATCAGGAATACCGCTTGCCTCATCGAATATCACCATCATCCCATCGTGGTTGTGAACACCCGCGTAACTGTCTGGGTTCTCTTCTGACCACAGCTTACCTTCTGCTGCCCAGTAACGAGTACCCTTCTTCAGATCCCGCTCAACCAGCTCAGTCAGCCACGCAGCAGGCACGAGCTTAGTCGCGCTGATCTCCCACCAGTGCGCGTTAATGATCATCGTGCTCCACTTAGTCAGCTCACCCCACGTCACCGACCGCAGCTGGTTCTCGCTGTTAGCCGATACGACGATCGTGCTACCAATCCGCGTCGTCAGCATCCACAGGATCAGCCATGACACTAGTGCAGACTTACCAATACCCCGACCAGACGCAACCGCTAACCGTAGCGCGTCCATCACGTCAGCGTCCTTATTCTCACGCAGATGTCGAGATATATCACGCAGCACCGTTCTCTGCCATTTACGCGGTCCCTCGAACTTCTCAAGCGGTGTATTCTTCTGCCCCCACGGGAACGCGAACAGCACAAACGCCTCGGGGTCATCCTTGACCACAGGCGACCACAGCTGCGACATGAGCAGCTGCTCATCATCCGGCGAATAGATCGGCTTCTGCATCACTCAATGTCCTCAGCGTCAATAACACGACCGACAAGCCGATTCTGGGCCTGCTCCAGCGCAGCCGTAATCGATATGTTCTGGTTCACCTCCAGCGTCTTAACGTCGCCATACCGCTTACGGTTCCACGTCTTAATCAGGAACTGTCTCGAGTCGATACGCAGCTTACTACGCTGCACATCCTCTAACCCATCACCATCGGCAATCTCAAGGATCTCGGCGGCAATCATTTCACTGCCAATCTCCTGAGCCTCATAATACCTAGATTTACGTTGTGGATCTCGGTGTATCCACCGAAGCAGCTGCGTATAGTCAAAATCGCGCTGATCGTCGCGCAGGATCTCCTTTAGGTTGATCCCACGGGAAATCTTGTCGAGGATGGTCTCAAAGAATATCTCGAACTGCTTTTCCAGCAGTTCCTTTTTGGGGGCCGCTGATACTTGAGTCATCCACGAGGGTAGTTCCATTGTCATAGTCTGCATCATACAGTTACTCCAAATAATTGCTCTGCGAACTTACGAGCAGCAGCGGCCTCTTCTTTTGTTCTAAAAGAACCAAGCTCGTGTCTGGCGTAATCAACTGTTATACAAGCTCTCCAGATTTTATCCCTATTGCTCCAGCTTACACCTTTGATTCCAGAAGATCCGCGTGCCGGTGAATTATGTAAATTTTTAGATGTTGTTGTATTTCGCAAATTTATAAAACGATTGTCATCACGCACACGATTGATGTGGTCAATGTCTCCACTAGGCCATTCACCATACACATAAAACCACGCGAGTCTGTGTGCGGGGTATTGTTTTCCACCTACACCAACGTACCAATAACCTTGTGGTGTCAATCCTCCCACGCGATCACCAGGCTCGCGGTTCCACCACCGCATCTTCTGCGTGAAGATACCGGTTTCAGGATCATAGTGCAGCAACGTGGTCAGCTGCTCATGTGTGATGTCAGGTTTCATAGCATCACTATATCACGTTTTTAAAATTTTAAAAATAAAAATTAAAAATCAGAATAAATTTCTTGCAACACCTTACTACCATTTTCCCATTCCCCTCGGCCCTCCCCCACCCCCTGCTTCGGGATTCGGAAATTTCCCGCAACCCTGGCGCACTTGTCACAGTCAGCTAGAGGGGGCGGCACAGTTGTCACAGTTGAACAATTACACAATGTGACCATGTGCCAATGACCTTTTGCACAATGTGACCATGTGACAAGGGAAGGAGTGGGGATTCCACAATGTCAGCGGAAAATGTTCCCGTGTTCCCTTGTTAATTTGGAAAATGTGCTATCATTACTCCACGCAGGAGGGGGGGTTCTATACGAGGTTTTTCTATGATTTACCCAAAAAGTATAGATACCCTTCTACAGTGATAATGTCACAATACAAAAATACTTGTAGGAACACGGGAACATTGCTACAATAGAAACATCTACACAAAAGGAGCAAAGGAAATGTTAAATCAAGATCAACGCATGAAGCTAGAAGATGAAATCTGTGACAAACTCGGCCTGGATATTTCAGACATCGAGACATTGTCAGACGCAGAACTTCGCCGCCTGCTCAATCCTGAACCAATCGAAAAGCAACCGAAGCAACGCGGCAGACAGCACAAAGTTCATCATGAGTTTAAACGCATGAAGAATGAGCCGTTAATTTATGATCCTGACACCGGCCTGTTGATGGAAAAGTGGATGCACTCAACCGATGGAATAGTCAGCTACTCAATGCAGCCCGCCAAAACCCGCCTGGATCGCAGAACTGGTTATCTTGTCATCAACCGCAACAGACAGCAACAGCTAGTCCATCGTCTTGCTTGGCTGCTAATGAATGGTGAGCCTGCGTCTGGTGCTGTCTATCATGTGAACGGGGACAAAACCGACAATCGCTGGATCAACTTAACCGATCGCATGAGCCGCGATGTTAAGCGATACCGCGCCAGAGTCCGCGTTGGCAAAGGCCTTGTAGATCTTGGCTACTATCGAACTGCCGAAGAATGTAAAGCCGCGAAAACTTTTTTCAAGAATCTGCAAAAAACCCCTTGACAATGTGAACATTAGTCTCTACAATGTGAATCATAGTAACCAGTAAGGAGTAACTGTAATGAACCCGCTAACCATCAAAGCCCGCCACAATGTAAAACACCAATCGCGTGAAGATCTGCTGATCAGCATCGCGTGCGGTGTTGTGTTCGCTGTCTTAACTGTAGCTTTCTTTCTGTAATCGTAAGGAGTAATTAACCATGATCGCAATTCACACAAAATACCTAAACCCCACCAATTCACGCGGAGCACGCATTAAGGCCTATACCGCAGGCTGGGGTGATCGTAAAGGCTTTGAAGCAACCATCAGCTATCCGCACGAAGAAAGCGGTCACATGTGCCATTTCCGCGCAGTTGAAGAACTTGTACGCAAAAATGGCTTAGATTGGGATTTAGAAGACATGCGATGGGGTGATTCAGCAGATGGGCGCGGCTATTCGTTCTGTTTTGACTCCTCAAAAGTAGAGGCCTAATAATGACTAACTTTGTACAAATTCAGTCCGGTAACTTCCGCGCCCTGGTGCGCCCTGAGAATCTCGTTAAGGTTGAGGATAAGCTTGCCAAGGTTAAACCCCCGGTTTACTCTATCCCCAAACCATCGGCACTGGATCGTGCCCGGATTTTCCCGGTTTATAAACCAGGCATGAGCACGGCAGAATATGTGCGCCAGTTCGAGCATGCCAACGGTAAAACTGGGCTAAATTATGTGCTCAATGAAAACCCGGCAGCACAATATGATCCATCGGTGCCCCTGTGCATAGAGGATGCGAACCCGGACTATATCCCCGGGGTTGATGATGCACCGGTAAAACCTAAAGCTAAATCAGCCAGGCGTGACCCTAAGGCCGAGCGTATCGCTGCGCTTGAGGTAGCCGTTAAGTACCTTTTAGATAATGCCCCTTGTCCTGACAATGTACAGGTGAACCAGATCCGCAAGCTAGTGGGTGAAAAATGACCCGCATCGATGAATTAGCCTTGTCGCTGTCCCTACTGTCCGATGATGATATGGCACGCTTGGCGCTCACATTGTGGATGCGCTACCCGCGCACCGCTAAAGCTTTAACCGATGAGGTGTGGTTCGCGGAGAACCTGCTCACTGCACCATCAGATCAAGGGGGAATGTAATCATGAAACGTAAAACCTTTACGCCGCTACCGCGTGAAATATCAGAGGAAACGATGCGCTGCTGGCTTTCTACCGGTGCCATTGTCGAAACTGACTGCGGGCACGAAAACCTGTATTTCCAAGATCAATTTGGGCATGAATTTTTCTGCAAGTGCTACCCAAATCGAGAGGTGCGCCAATGATCGCCGCTATTGCCGCGTTTATCGCGTTTCTTTTATCTATCGTTCTCAAGGTGTGACCATGACCGAATTATCAAAAGCCGCGTTTATCCTGTCGTATCAAGACCGCCACGCGATACCAGACACTCGACTGTGCGACATATTGGGTGTAACTAGATCCGCGTTATATGCGTGGAAAACAGGAGCGCGTGCCCCTAGCACGTCAGCGCATCGCATAGTGACCCTTTTATCGCTGTTAGAGACACTTGCGCCATCAATCCATGACCATATAGCGGGCAAGCAATAAAAACGCGCTACAAAAGCAGGAAGTCCCCTTTACGGGGGCTTTTTTATTTGTTGCCGTATGCTTTCGGCTTCTCTTTACTCGATAGCTGGTAAATCTCATCTAATTGCCGCTGCTTCGCCTCGATCACTTGCCGCCGGTAATCGGCGTGCTGATCCACTAGTGCCGGGTTAATTGCCCACTGTGCCCGGTGCGTGCTGGTCAGATCATCCAGGCGCAGGATATACCCGGCATCTTCAAGCGGGATCATAACCACCATAACCCGCGCTTCATGCTGATTCGGGTGGATATGGTCGAGCTGTCGCCGCCCTGCCCGTTTAATATCGCTCATGGTCACAGTCTGTTTGTCCGCGTGTTGGATGATCCAGTCGTGAACCCATCGCTCAAGGCTAGAGCTGCCCCCGATGTCGCACAGGGCAGCGCGTAAGGCTGGCACGATATAGGTTTTAGCAAAAGCCACAGCGCGGCGCATGAGGTCGGCTGTCACATAGGGTTCAAACGGGGCTTCGATAAGGTGGAAGATTAGGGCGATTCTGCCCGTAAGCCCCTCGAGCTTACCGAAGGCTGTCATAAACGATTCGTCCGATTGTAAGAGTCGCTCATCCAGCTTGCGGAAATGGTACCAATCTTGGAATTCGTCATAGACTTGAGCCGCCTCCGGTGTCAGATGGTACGTCATAGGCGGGAGGCTGAATATAGCGCGGATTGCCTGTTCCCATGCTGCATCGTTGCGTAGGTACGCGGGGATCTGTTCAGGCTTGCGCGTAAGGCTACCGTCTAGCACCACAGGAATAAAACGTTGCAGCAGACCATCGGCAGACAATGCCGCCATAGATTCGCGTAGAACGCGGGGCTGGATGTTGCCATAGATCGCTACGGCCATGTTCTCGGCGTGGATCGTACCGGCACCAACTCGATCCATATCATACGGAGCAGCCTCATAGCTAACTGTCCAGGCTGAACGATCCTCACCGCTTGAGCGGTCGCATAGCTTACGCACCCATCCTGCCATCTCATCGAGGTGGCACAGCAGACCACGGGGGCGGTCGGCAGCGAGGCGCACAAGTTTTTGACTGGTGATGTCGCTAACCTTGATGCGTAAGGGAACGGGCTGCGGTGGCAGGTCGGGTACGGCAGGAGCCTGACCACCGAGCAAAGCTTCGGGGCTTTCGTTGAACTGAATAAAGGCTTTATGGGCTGACGCGTACATGGCTTCGCGCCCTTCCCAATCTAGCAGGGCTTTCTTGTGCCGTGGTCGATCTTCTTGCTCAAGATCACCCAGCGTGGCGAACATAGGCGTAGAGCCTGGGGTTTTCTTATCGGCTGGCTCACCGATCGTCATAAGCCACAAGACTGGTGGCACTTTGAAACCATCCATCAGTTCTAATCGGCTTTCCGCATTAGCCACACCGCATACGGCAGCGAGTCCTGACCATAGCGGCACCATCGGGTCACAGCCTACTGTGATGCTGATTTGTTCTGCGCGAGTAGCAAGGACAGAGGGAAAGAGGGATAAGTCGGCGCGGGGAGCTGGTGGATTGAGACTTTTTAACACCTGTTCGGGTGCGGACAGCTTAACGTGGTTCTTAAACAGCTCGGTTACATCGACAGCAGGGCGCACCCAGCCGTGACGCTTGGCAATGTGGAATAACGACCCGAGCTTGACCGAGTTAGCCTTGTCAGACTTAAAGCTCTGCCATTGGGTATAAATCTCACGTTCACCGGGATATTTAGTCGGGGCTTCTTTGCTCCAATCGTTCCAGATGTATAGCGCCTGATCGAGTTGGTTAGTCTGACTGCCTGCCCAGTGCAGCGCCATACCACAGGCGATCCACTCATCGCGTGAGCAGTCGCCGGGGATATGCTCCAGGGCTGCGGTGATCTCTTCCCAGCTGGCGTTAATCGCTTCCCCGGATACTTTGATGCTGCGCTCTTTGTCCAGATCGAGTAGCTCATGCCATAGGTCTAGCAGGGCATCGGGGATCTGCGGTAGGCGTGACCAGTGGCCGGTGCCTGCCCAAGTGTAGGGTTTACCTGTAGTTGGGTGGATACTTGGGGGCAGTACATCCTGCACAGTCAGGCCAGTGGCCGAGGCACATCGCAGCTCATAGACCGTCTTACCGTCAATGATGACCTTCTTGGTGATCGGTGCCATGCCGAACGGCATAGCGTATAGCAGCTTACCGTGCCCTGCCCTACCGCTATCGACAACGACTGCATCGGGGGCGTGGTAAAGCGCGTTTAGGTCGATACCTTTGGCTGCTAGGGTAGAGGCGCACAACTCCCAATCGTCAATATCAAAAGCCATTGTGCCAGAGTAGGCATGGGCAAGACCGATGCCGTAGCCTACGGGCAGATCAGCTTGCGACTTCAGAGCGTTTTCTTTGAGCTGCCAGCCCGGTGAGCGTGGCCCTTTGGTGTTCGGTGGTATCGCTACCAGGCTCCAACCATGACGGATATAGGCTTCAACGGATGCTGGTGATTGCACGATCTGTGGTTGCGTTTGTTGCGGAATCACTTATTCTTCTCCCTATCAGCGGCAATGACAGAACGCACGGCTTTAGTGTTTGGAATCGTTCCGTGCTCCGCAAAGATTTCGTCAATCTCATCATCCGTCAGGTCTTTTGTACGGACAGGGGCGGCGTAGAGCGGCTTCCCTTCTCCGCACTCATTAAACCCACCTTTATCTGAATACCACGCCACCGGCTCCTGCTTCACAGGCTGCGGGGCGGCGTAGAGTGGTTCGATGTCGTAATTTCTACACTCAAAGTATTTTAATGACTCGTCATCATCGGCATAGTTGATGTCTGAAATATCATTGCGAGTGCAACGCCACGCCACCGGCTCCCGCTTCTGCGGTCGTTCATGTGGCGCAAACTTGCCATCGCCCCATAGCACCGGCTCCTGCTCTGCTTGCTCGGCTTTTTGGCAGTAGTCACACACTTGAAGCGGCGGACATCCTTTTGCACATTCTTCCGGCTTCTTCGGCTTGGCCTCTCGCGCAGCAGCAGCAGCAGCAGCAGCAATGGCGTGTTCGTATTCTGTCCAATGCTCTTGCGTCCATGCGTGGCGATTACGCTCGTGTTTGGCTACCAGATCAATCAGCTTGTCGATGCAACCAGGGTATCCAATCACATCCCAAACTCCGGCCTCTTTGAGCAAGGCGACTTTTTCTTCTGGTGTCATTTATTCTTCTCCCTATCAGCGGCAATGACGGCACGGGCAAAAGCAACAGCGCTTATTACTTCATCTCCAAATGATTTGCGAACCTGTTCAATCTCATCATCCGTCAGGTCAACTTGCCGCACAGGGGCGGCGTAGAGTTTGGTTCCAATAGGTACTCCAGCAACTAAAACACCGGCAATTCCCCATTCGCCACTACCTTCTACAACGCCAACCGGCTTTTGCTCTGCTTTACGCATCTTCGCTTTTTCAATAGCTGCGGCTTTCTTTGGGTCTTGTTTATGCTCTGCAATCATTTCAGATACTGGACGGAAACCTGTGTCGCCTTCAAACTTGATGGCTCGTATGGCTGCGGCTATACGCTTACGTTCGTTTAGCAAGAGTTCCAGTGCGGTCTTTTGCACAGCCTCTCCTGTTCCTTGTTCGGACACCGTAGCGCATTTTTCACGCATCTCTGCAAGACCGATTCTGTAGCCTTCCATAAATGTTGAGTTTGGCTCTGCTTGCTCTGCTAACGTGATGAACCCACAGTTGTTGCACTTGGTTCCGGCGAATAGAGGATTGTTGCAGTAGGCGCAACCAACCATTTCGCTGGCTTCACCAGAATGGTCTAACGCTTCTCGCAGGGCGGTGATGGCTTTGTCTGATTTTATGTACGCCATGTCATCAGTTCCAAAAAGCTCCAAAGCCTCCAACGCCTGTTGCATTGCTGCCCGTTCTTTTAATGTCATTTTTACCCCCTAAGCAAAAATTTTGTGATTTAGTGTTGACAGTGTACCACTTGTTCACTACAATGCAAGCACTTCAACAGATTTTTCTACAAACCATGACACTACCAAAAAAATTCGCAGCTTTCCTGACAGTGCGTGTCAACCGTGATACGGCTGATGCCTTCAGAGCCAAAGCAAAAGAGTATGGTGGCACATCTCAAGTGATTCGGGAACTAGCTGAAGCATTTGTTGATGACCGCTTGACAGTGCAGCCCAACCCCAACCGTAAGTCCCTTTTCAACAAGTAAGGAGTAATACCATGTTAGAAGTAAAAATTGAAGAACTGACCAAAGCTGTAATCGCACTGACTGAACTAATCGGTAAGATCGAAGCCGGTAAAAGTGAACCAAGTAAGCAAAAAACAATCAATGATCTACACGCTCAAGCTCAAGCAGCTGAAGTAATAAAACCTGCTTCGGTAGTAGAAGTTGCACCAGTCATGCCTGCTGCCCCGACGTTTGAGCCGGTGGTAGAAGCTGCACCTGCTGCTAACGCTGCACCGTTTACCGATGGTAAGGGTCTGATCGACTACGTTATGACTATCTACAAGGAACTTGGCCCAGAGAAGGGTGCCAAGATCCAAGGTGTACTGACCGAGATGGGTTTGCAGAATGTAAACGAGCTGCGCCCGACTGAGTACGATGCGTTCTACAGCAAAGTGGAAGCACTCAAGTGAGCACCCACGCTCAACTGAGTCCGAGCAAGGCGCACCGCTGGACGGTGTGCCCAGGATCGATCCGCGAGGAAGCCAAATTTCCTGATACGTCTGGTGCTGCTGCCGTTGATGGTACGCATAGCCACACGCTGCTGGAGAAGGCGCTGACCGAGAACCGTGACCCATCGGCTTATGTTAGTCAAACACTGACTGACCACGAGGGTGAGTTTACAGTTGATAAGGATCGCGCTAACCGTGTCGCTATGGCTTACGCCCATGTGCAGCATCGGGCTAAAGAGCTGGATGCGCTGATGGTGGTAGCCGAGTCGCGGGTCAATCCTGCCAACCTGTTAGGCCGTGATGATTGCAGCGGTACTGTGGACGTACAGATCCATGCCGGTACCCATGTGGACATCATCGACTACAAGGATGGTGCAGGTATCGTCAGTGCCAAGGACAACCAGCAGCTTGAGCTGTATGCCTTGGGTGTGCTGGCTGACAATCCGCACATTCAGTCGGTACGCATGACCATCATTCAGCCAAAACTTGCACAGCGTGGCATGAAAGCAATCACATCCTATGATATGATGGCTGTTGATCTGTTGGCACGAGTGGAGCAGTACAAAGCCGCTGCCGCTGCTACAGACAATCCTGATGCACCGCTGGTACCGGGTGAAAGTCAATGTAAGTTCTGTAAAGCCAAGGGTAGCTGTTCAGCCCTAGCTAGTAATGTAATGGAGGCACTCAGTATGTTCCAGTCGATCGACATCGCTCAGCAAGCCGCTGACAAAAACCCCAATGAACTATCTGACCAGCAGATCCGCGAGATCGTGGAGTCGGCACCGCTTGTGCGCCAACTACTCGAAGCCGTGGAAGCTGAAGCACTGCGCCGTTTTGAAGCAGGTGTGACCATTCCCGGACTCAAGGCTGTCTATGGTCGCGGCACTCGTAGCTGGGCGCTACCTGAGTCTGAAATGGCCGATAAACTGGTCAAGATGGGTATCCCTAAGACCGCCATTTATGAAACCAAACTCGTAACTCCCGCCAAGGCTGAAAAGCTGACTTGGGAAAAGCGTGATGGTGAAAAGAAGCAGTTATCTGACCGTCAACTGAAAACCCTTGAGACTGAGTACATTAAGAAGTCACAGGGTAAGCTGACAATCGTTCCAGAATCTGATCACCGCGCTGCCGTGGTGTTGGATGCTGCTCCGATGTTCGGTGCAGTAAATGATCCGGTGGATTCTCTGCCGGATTGGTTAAAGTAAATCACAAGGAGTAATACAAATGTCTGACGTAATCTTTCTATCCAATGTTCGCCTTTCGTTTCCACATATCGCTGAGCCACAGAAGCAGGTCAATGCTCAAACCGGTAAGGAACGTATCAGCTATAACTGCGAGTTCATCATGCCCCAGGATCACGCTGGTTTCCAGCAGTTCATGGCTAAGTATGGTGAGTTGGCACTGGCTAAGTGGGCTGAGCACGCTCAAACCGTTATGGGGATGATCCAGAATGATCGCAAATCACGCTGCTACGGTCGCGGTGAAGAGAAGGTCAACAAAAAGACCTTTACGCCGTATGATGGCTACGCTGGTCATGTGTTTATCACTGCTGGTCGTGACTCCCAGCCACAGATTATCCAAGCTGATGGCGCAGCCATTGATCCGAATAACACGATGGCTTACCAGCAACTGACTCGCAAGATGTACGGTGGTTGCCGTGTTAATGCTGCCATCAAGCCGTGGTTGCAAGACAATACACATGGTCGTGGTGTCCGTTGTGACCTGATTGCTCTTCAGTTTGCCGGTGACGATACTGCGTTTGGTGAAGGCGCTGTCGATGCGTCTAACCTGTTCGGTTCCGTAGCTGCTGCGCCTGCTGCCGCTGCGACACCGGCTGGTATGCCCTTGCCGCCGTTCATGCAAGCTGGTTGATGTAGGTTTTGAACCGGCACCGATTAATCTCCCTGGAGCTGATCGTGTAGCGGGAACTACAAGCCGGTTCATCCCACTTAACTCTACTAATTTGTAACAAGATTAGTAGAAAATTGTCAGGTAATTGTAATGACACAAGGTTATAAACACGGATTACGATACACCCCTGAGTATCGGGTGTGGTTAAATATGCGCCAGCGTTGCTTAAACCCGGGCCGCAACGATGCTGCTTACTACAAGGGTCTAACTATTTGTCCCGAGTGGGACGACCCTGTTGTTTTTGTTGCGGACATGGGACTACGCCCCAGTGTCGATCATCAAATTGATCGAATTGATAATACCAAAGGGTATTGTAAGGAAAACTGTCACTGGGTAGAAAAAACACCACAAATGCAAAACACTCGTATTGCTAAGTGGTGGTATGTTTATGGCATTAAATACTCTAGTCTGAGTGAAGCAGCCAGTGCGCTAAACGTGACCGCAAATAGAATTAAAGCATGGTGCGAAGGGCGTACTGACGGCGGTTACACATACCCTCCGAAGCCGAACTGCTGGTCGGAGAAAAAATATGTCTAATGATTGGGCGTATGACACGGAAACATATCCAAATGTATTCACTATTGCTTTTGAGCAGTGCGACGGACCTTTGACTTTTCTTTATGAGATCAGTGACTGGCGCAACGACTCCAAAGAGATCATCGCTTTCCTACAGCATCTAAAGGAAACCAATGCCCGTCTGGTCGGGTTTAACTCGCTGGGCTTTGACTATCCGGTGCTGCACACCCTGATCCGCATGGGTCATGGTGATGCCAAAACACTGTACGACAAGGCTCAGGCTATCATTCAGTCGCAGGATAATGAGGATCGTTGGGCGCACCAGGTTAATCCGTCTGACCGATTCATTGAGCAGATCGACCTGTTCAAGATCCATCACTTCGACAATAAAGCCCGTGCCACCAGCCTGAAGGTGTTGGAGTTCAATATGCGCTCCGATGACATTCAGGATCTGCCATTTAAGGTAGGCACCTATCTGACCCGTGAGCAGGTAGAGAAGCTGAAACAGTACAACCGGCACGACGTAGCGCAGACCAAGCTGTT